GTTCTATTGAAACAACAGCGCTCGCTCCAACAATGGAAACCCGATGAGAAGCAAAGACAAAATCTGCATCGGAATGGTCAACAATGGAACCATTGATTCCTTGCTCGCTCAAGATTTGATTCATATTGCTATTGACCCAGAACAGCGATTTCACAATCTTGTTCAAATTGCAAACATCGGATTGACCACGCGTTCAAGAAATGTGATGGTCAAAACATTCTTGGAAACAACGCAAGCCGCTTGGCTTTTGATGATTGATTCCGATGAGCGAATTTCACTTGAAACTTTCAAGAAATTGGTCAACGCAGCTCACGACAAAGACCGACCAATCGTTTCCGGTCTAGTCTTTGCAGCATTCTTTGACAATGATGATGCGCTTCGCCCAGTTCCCACCATTTATGCAATGGATGAGGAAAAGGGTTTGCAACCAATTGATGCTTATCCCATCGACACAGTAATTGAAGTTGATGCTGTTGGAACTGGTTGCCTTCTCATACATCGCAGCGTTCTTCTTGACATGCAAAAGCAAGCAACGGAAAACCAAGGCAAAGATTGGGCTTGGTTCGTTGAAGGCGCAATCAATGGAACTTATTTTGGCGAGGATTTATTGTTCTCCAAGCGCTTGAAATCTATGGGTTACAAAATCCATGCTCACACTGGTGCAATTCTTCCGCATCACAAACAATTTTGGTTGGATGAACGCCACCACACACCAATGCGCGATCATGCAATTCAACAAAACAAAGCATCAGAGTAGGCTTGACCCCTGCAAGTCAACTCTGATGCCCTAACTTCAAGGAGTAATTCATGGCGCTTTCAGGCTCTTATGATCTCGGAGACAAGGTTTATTTGACTTGGAACACCGTTGATTCATCCGGTGCAGCAGTCAATCCCGGAACCGTAACGCTAAACATTACTCTTCCAGATGCAACAACTGTTTCAGTCACAACTGCAACGGCAGTGACGGGAACTTATACGGCTTCATATCTTCCAACTCAGGTTGGTCGGCACATTTTGGCGTGGTCAGCAACCGGGGCTTATCCTCAAGCATTTTCAGACATTTTTGAAGTTCGCGACATTGCCGACATTGGCATTGTTGGTTATGACGAATGCCTTGAATTTCTCAACATTCCAACAGCGAGCGCAAATGAAAATGAAATTCGCCGCTTCATCGATGCTTCAACCGATTTAGCTGAAACTTATGTTGGGCAAGTTTTAGGTCGCAGAACTTTCACCAATGAACTTTATGATGGCGGAACAGAATTTATTCGCATCCGCAATCCCAAAGCAATCAGCATCACTTCCGTCACCGAAAACGGCTTGGCTGTTTCGGCATCGAATTATGTTCTTGATTACACTGGACAACGCCTCTACCGCATCGGCTCAGGAACGCTTTATGCAACCAATTCTTATGGGTATTGGACTCAGGGCATGAATAACATTTCCGTCACTTATGTTGCCGGTTATGTGAATCCTCCAATGAGCGCCAAGCAAGGTGTTTTGGAAATCATTCGCCATTTATGGCAAACCCAGCGTGGCGCAATCAATGTGATGAGTCGCACCAACTCTGGCGATGAACTTTATTCATCACCGACTTATTCTCTCCCTCGCCGAGCAATGGAACTTCTTGATCCAACTTCATTTCCCGGATTGGCATAATTCATGGCAACTTCAACGATGCCAGCATTCACCACAGCAGTGGTGGCAGCTTTTCAAGGAGCGACTTCTCTTTCAGGAGTTCGAATTTTCGATGGAATTGAAATTGACATGTCTTATCCCGGCGATGCCATTGCTGTTGGACATGACGGAAACCTTGACGGAGATGAAGTCTCAGCTTCTTCCATTCGTCAGGAATACCGCCCACTCGGAGCAATCAGCAAATTTGAACATGGTTCACTCAGTTGCTTTCTTTGGTCAGCCAATGGAACAACTGATCTTGCCAGCCGCCGCGCTCGCGCTTTTGCTTTGCTTGGCGATGTTGAAGCAGTCATCAGAGCAGATGTTTCTTTTGCTGGACTTGTTCAATTTTCAGCAATGGAAACAGGTGAGATTCGCTACCGCCAGACAGTCAATGGAGCCGGTGTCGGAATTCTCTTTACAATTACCTATCAAAGCAGAATCTAGGGAGCAAGCAATGCCAACAATCACAAACATCTCGCCGCTTGGCGATCTCGTTATTCCAGCCCTCGGCAATCTTGTCGTAAAGGCTGGCGAGAGTGCAGTTGTCTCAGACGAGGCAGCAGCATCTCTTTTGGAACAAGCTGACAATTGGGCATCTTCTGATGCAAAGGTTGCAGCAGCACCAACCACACCAACCGCGCCGGATTCTCCGGCTGCACAGAACTAGGAGAATATAAATGGCAATCGGTTCAGGTATTGGCTCGCAACTAGGGATTGCAACCGAAACAACTTTCAACACAGCAGCAACAGTCACTCGATTCTATGAATTCACTTCAGAGAATCTCAATTACAACAAGAAGGTTGCAGTCGGCATGGGTCTTCGTGCCGGTGGACAACTTCCTCGCTCACAGCGCAGAGTTGTGACCACAACAGATGTCACCGGTGACATTGTTCTTGACCTTCCAACTCGCGGTCTTGGATTACTTCTTGCTCAAGCAATGGGAACATCGCCTTCGGTTGTAACAACAACAACGGGCGTTTATTCTTACACATTCACCCTAGGCGATACCTATGGTCGCTCATTCACGGCACAAGTTGGCGTTCCTCAATACGGCGGAACAGTTACACCAAAGACAATTGCTGGAGCAAAGATTCAAGGTTTTGAACTTGGAGTCGCTGTTGGTGGAATCGCAACTGGAAAATTCACAGTTGATGCTGCTTCGCTGACAACAGGAACTTCACTTGCAACTGCTTCTTATTCAACAATTTCCAATTTGTTCCACTTTGCTCAAGGCGCAATCACTGTTGCTGGCTCTTCCGTTGCCAACATCAAAGATTTCACATTGACAGTTGGAAACACTCTCAAGGGTGATCGTTACAACCTTGGAGCTTCTGGTACAAAAGCAGAACAAGTCATCAATGGATTTCGCAAGATTTCAGGAAAGATGACAGCAGAGTTCACAGATACAACTCTTCTCAGCGCTTATCTTGCTGATACAACAACAGCGATTGTTCTCACATTCACTGGTGCTGTTATTGCTGGCGGTCAAAATGAAAAATTGACTATCACAATTCCTGCTGCAAAATTTGATGCTGACACTCCAAATGTTCCGGGACCCGGCGTTGTCGATCTTGGAATGACATTTGAAGGTTATGATGATGGCACAAACCAACCATTGACAATTGTTTATCAGACAGCAGATTCAGCTCTCTAATCTAAGAACAGGGGAAATACATGTCACAAAAAGTTGAACTCTCAAACGGCGGTTGGGCAATCCTTCGCGATCCTGCCGCCGTTTCAGTCAAAAATCGCAGACCAGTTGAAAAGGTCTTGATGGCAATTGGAAGAGGGCAAGCAAAAGCAGCTCTCAACCAAGACCCAGCAACAGCAGGTTCGGAATTAGACCCGGCGATTGTTGATCAGTTCTATGAACTCAATGACTTGCTCATTGTTGCTCGCGTGGAATCATGGTCATTTGATTTGCCCATCAGCGTTGATTCATTGGGCGATTTGGTTCAAGAGGATTATGTTGTTCTTCAAAAAATTGCTGCCGAAAATGTTACCTCTATGGTTCCAAACTTTGGATTGAGCAATGACCCAAGTTCCCCCACGCTGCCCTCCGGCGCATAGGGAGAGCGCTTGAGGGTGGCACAGTCAGGGAACCGCTTCCGGATCAACTGAAAATCTATCGACTTTGCAAAATGCTTGCTTGCACTCCTTCTCAACTCGAAGAGGAGTCGGCGGCAACGCTAGACTGGCTTCTTGCAATTGACGAAGTTTTCATCACAACCGAGAACAAAATTCGGAATGGAGAGGCTTGATGCCAACAGCAATCAGCGCAATCTTTTCTGGAGTCAAAAAATTCAATGATGTCACCAAAGACATTGAAGCCAGAGTGGACAAAGCAACTTTGGCAGCTCTTCGAGTCAATCAAAACAAATTGAAAACTGCTATTCGCAAGAATCTTCGCGGCACTCCTCGTTGGACTCAAAAGGGAGCCAACAAAATCACTGGCAAAAATTACCAAGTGCCGGGAACTACGGGGCAACACAATTCCCCGCGTTCTGGCAATCCCGGAAAAATGACTGGCGTTCTTTATGCTGGCGTTGGATCAGCAAAGCCAAAAATTGTTGGCAATACTTGGGTCGGTGGCGTTGGAATTGGTGCAAATCCGAACAATGTCAAAAAGCGCCCATTGGAAGCAAAATTTCCTTATTTCAAACCAGCAGTCGAATCAGTTGAACCAACAATGCTTGCCAATTATGAAAAAGGCTGGGATTCAGCAATTAGTCGAATGGGAGGAATTCTCTGATGGGTATGCTTCCTCCAGTTTATGTTGAACTCAAAGCAAATGTTTCAGAATTTACAGCCGCGATGGGTACTGCTCGCGGAGAAATGTCTTCAGTTGAAGCGCAAGGAATTTCGTCATTTGACAAACTTGCTAGTTTTGGAAAAGCCGCGCTCTTTGGATTAGGCGCTGCCGCCGTTGGTATCGGAACACTCAGCGTTGAAATGGCTGACAAATTTGAACAATCTCATGCCAAATTGGAGCAAGCGCTCAAGAATGCTGGCGGAAGTTTTGACCAATACAAAGACAAAATTGGCACTGCCCAAAAGTCGATGGAGCAATATGGCTACACCAATGCTCAGACTCAGGAAGCATTGGCAAATCTCACCACTGCTCTCAAAGACCCACAAAAGGCGTTGGACAGTCTTGGACTTGCTGCTGATCTAGCGAAATTCAAACATGTTGATTTGGCTGAAGCATCCATCGCGCTCGCCAAGGCTCAAGAAGGAAATCTCCGACCTCTCAAGCAACTTGGAATTGACCTTCCAATTGCTGCTTCCAGTGCTTTGAAATTACAACAAGCACATGAAAGTTTGACCAAGGCAACAGATACCGCAAGCGCTTATTTGAAACTTCACTCCGATGCAATTGATGCATCAAGCAAAAGTCATGCCGCTTATGAAGCACTTCTTGGAAAAGTAGAAGCAGCTCAAACAAAGGTCAATGACCAATCTTCTGCTGGCAAGGAAATCATGAAGGGTCTTTCCGATGCCATCGGGGGACAAGCAGCAGCTTCAGCTGAAACATTCTCAGGCAAAATGCTTGCTCTCAAGGCTCAATCCGAAGATGTTGCCAAAAACATTGGCATGGCTTTGATTCCCATCCTTGAAAAGTTAGTTAGCGGAATCAAAGATGTTGTCGATTGGTTCACCAAGCACAAAGCTATTGCCGAGGCGATTGCCATTACTATTGGCACTGTTCTTGTCGCAGCAATTGGCGCTTATCTTGCAACTCTTGCCAAAGCCGCTATTGAATCAGTCATCGCCTTTGCCAAGATGATTGGCTCATGGGTTGGACTTGGTGAGGCTGCAACAACTGCTGGCACTGAAGCCACTGTCGCTGGCGCTGAAATTGGCGTTGCCACTGGTGGAATGACCATTGCCATTGGCTTGGTTGCTGCCGCCGTTCTCTATCTTGCAACCCATTGGAAAGAAGTGTGGGCAGGAATTCAAGATGTTATCAAGGTTGCATGGGAATGGATCAAGGAAAAAGTTGATTTGGTTTGGAACCTTTTCACAACCACTTCCCCACTTGGAATTGCCATCAAATGGCTTGCCGACAATTGGCATGCTCTTTGGAATGGGATGCAAGATGTTGTTCAAGGTGCATGGAATTTCATTGAAGGAATTGTCAATGCCATTGTTGGTGGAATCAGAGGAATGCTTGGCGTTGTCAAAAATGAAATCAATGTTTTGATTTCATTGGTCAATAAAGTCATTCATGCCATTGATGCCATCCATGTCAATCTTCCATTTGGAATGGGAACCATCGGATTCAATATTCCAGAAATCCCAATGCTTGCAGAAGGCGGAATTGTTACAAAGCCAACTCTTGCAATGATTGGTGAAGCAGGAACCGAAGCAATCATTCCTCTTTCCAAAATGGGGGGAATGGGTATGGGCGGGATGAACATTGTCATCAATGTTCAAGGTTCAGTTGTTCAGGAGCATGATTTGGCAATATCGGTTCGCGATCAAATTGCACAATTGATGCGCCGCAGAGGACTCAATCCTTCAATTCTAGGGGTGTGATGAATGGCTCTCTATGACGGAACCAATGCCCCGACAATCACTGTCGAGTTCGACACCTCCAATCTTGGAACATTTACTCTTGGAGTTTCAACTCTTGGTGGAACAGATGTTCTTGGTGGTGGAGCAACTGTCTGGTCAGCAATTCCATCAACAGATATTCGCTCACTTTCTATTCGCCGAGGAAGAACTCGCGAAGACCAAGCAGTCAATCCGGGAACAGTTTCATTGGTTTTGGAAAATAGAACTTCAAATTATGATCCTGACAATACTGCTTCTTCGTATTATTGGAATGGCTACACAATCCTCACTTCTGGATTGGGAGTCAGGGTTTCCGCAACTTGGGCATCAACTTCTTATGTGATATTCAGAGGCTACTTGGAACAGCTTGATGTTGATGAATCACTTGATCCAGTTGCCACATTCCAATTCACCGATGCTCTTGCTTGGGTAGGTCGCAGATCAATCGCTGCAATTTCCAGTTCTTATTCTGGAGACACAACTTCCACTCGCCTTGGTCGCATTCTTGATGCGATTGGATGGAGTTCATCTCTTCGTTCCATCGCTGGGGCAAGAACAATGCAACCAACAACTTTGGGAGATAGCGCTCTTTCATTGAGCGACCAAGTTGCCAGATGCGAATTTGGGCGTTTCTACGCCGACAGGCAAGGAAATCTCACTCTCTTGCCATATGAATCACTTTTCACCACGCCTTCAAGAATGACCTTTTCCGACACCAGAGCAACTGGAACTGTCGAATATGACACAATTGTGACCAATCCGGGAGCAAAATATCTCGTCAATTCAGTGACAGTCAACCAAACAACGAGTCTTTCCCAAAGTTATAATGACACCACTTCTCAAGCAAGATTTGGCATATATCAAAAATCTTATGACACTCCATTGTTGGACAATACAACTGCCGGCGCTCTTGCAGCAATCATTGCTGCTCGATATTCCTTGCCAGTGACTCGTATTGATAGGGTTGAATTTGATGCTGTTGGGCTTGATTCATCGGTTTGGATTTCTTTGCTTCAAACTGATCTTGGAGACAATTGCGTTGTTCAAAGAACAACAGTCGATTTTCGCACACGAATTTTCAACTCTTTGGTTGAATCAATTGAATATGATTTTACGCCAGACAACTGGCGTGTTGGAATGGATTTATCACCAGCAGCATCGGTGGCGTACTTTACAATCGGAACATCAGTTCTTGGTGGAACTGACATCCTCTATGTCTAGGAGATAACAAATGGCAGGAACCGGATACAAATTATTCGTCAACGGAAGCACACTTTCCGCATCTGATTTGAATACTTATGTCAACCAGCAAACAGTGATGGTTTTCGCCAATACAACGGCAAGAACTTCTGCTCTCACCAGCGTTCTTGCAGAAGGAATGGTCTCTTATGTCACTGGAACTGGTTTGCAGTATTACACCGGAAGCGCATGGGTCAATTTCGACCACACTTTCAGTGGATCATCATCTGGTTCCACACTGGTTCAAGCAACGGCAGCAGCATCAGGAACTTTGACTCTTCCAGCTGCAACTGACACTTTGGTTGCAAGAACAACAACAGATACATTGACCAACAAAACTTTGACATCTCCGGCAGTCAATAACGGGTATCTCACCAGCCCAAAGGAATTGACCACAGTTTCAGCAACAGCTGCAACGGGAACAGTAAACTTTGATGTTCTCACGCAAGGAATTCTCTATTACACAACCAACGCTTCTGCCAACTGGACATTGAACTTCCGAGGCAACTCTGGAACAACTCTCAACTCCATCATGAACACCGGCGATGCGTGGTCGGCAGTATTCCTCAACACCAATGGCGCATCGCCATTCATTCCCAATGTTTTCCAAGTTGATGGAACTGCAACTGGTGTGACAGTCAAGTGGTCGGGCGGAACAGCGCCAGCAGCCGGAAACGCATCAGCAGTCGATGCTTATACATTCACCATCATCAAAACGGCGGCAACGCCAACTTATACGATCCTAGCAGGAGGCGCGGTGAAATTCGCATGAGTCCACTACTCACAGGTTTTCCATTTGGCGGTTCGACTGGAGTTGCGAAGGCTACATATACAGCAACTACCGGCTCACCAACGATTGACTCAGCCACTCGCGCTGGTAAGACAATCATCAAATTCACTGGCTCTGGTTCCATCACGATTGGTGTTGCAGGAACTTGTGAAGTATTGGTTGTCGGCGGAGGAGGCAGTGGAGCATCTGTTGTTTCGCCAGCCGGTCAACCGGGAGGCGGAGGCGCTGGTGGTTTGTTCTATAGTGCAACAGCAGCCCTTGATGCAGGAACTTTGACAGTTACAGTTGGCGGTGGTGGTGCAATTTCAACTAGCACTCAAGGAACTGCCGGAACTTGGAGTGGAATCGCCAACAATTATTTGGCACTTGGCGGTACTGGTGGAAATAACAGTGTTTATGCTTTTGGTTCTGGCGGCGGCAGTATGGTTGGAACTCAACTTGTTGCCAATGGACAAGGAAAAATTGGCGGAGCAGCATTTGGTTCGGCGGCAACATCAGCCGGCGGAGGTGGTGGTGGATTTGCAGCAGTTGGTTCTGCTGGAACTTCGGCAACTGGTGGCGCGGGTGGTGCAGGTACTTCAATTTCAATCACAGGCTCGGCAGTTTCTTATGCCGGAGGTGGCGGAGGTGGAGGATTTACAACAGGAGGAGCCGGTGGAACTGGCGGTGGCGGAGCCGGGGCTGGTGTTGGCAATCCCGGAACAAGCGCATCGCCAGCAAACTCAGGTGGCGGCGGTGGTGCAGCAGGAGCAAACTCATCATCTGCAAACTCTGGTGCTGGCGCATCAGGATTTGTTGTGATCGTGATTGGATAAGGGAGAAAATACAATGGCACATTTCGCACAAATGGAAAACGGCTCAGTCGCAAGCGTGATTGTTGTCAACAACGAAGTCTTAGACAATAAAGAATTTCCAGAGAGCGAAGCAATCGGCGTTGCCTTTTGTCAATCGCTCTATGGCTCAAATACAGAGTGGAAGCAAACTTCCTACAATGCAAAATTTCGTGGCAGATATGCCGGTATCGGTATGACTTACGATGCAACCTTGGATGAGTTTGTAGCGTCTGCTGATCCAACCCCTGCTTCATAATTCCTCACCCTTTTCACCCCTAGGAGAGCCACATGGCAATTTCATCGGCAAACTACACAATCACAACAACACCAAGTCAGGTTTTCCTCGGCAATGGGGCAACAAATGTCTATCTTCACAGTTCTTCGGGAACTTGTTTTCTTGGGGCATCTGATGTGACCCCAACAACTGGTTATCAAATGGACACTGGTGACAAGTTGACTCTTTCAACCCATGAATCAGCAATCTATGCTTGCACATCTAGCGGAACAACAGTTGTGAAAGTTTTGGTTTTGACAAAATGACCTCAGACATCGCGACCATCGTATATTCCTATTTCTTCGTTGGAATCACCCTTCTTGCCGGAATTGGAATTATTGCAAAGCACACCATTGCCAAGCACACTGATGAATTGAAAGACCAATTATCGAAAATTACTTATGCCCTGTACAACGATGGACAAACTGGTCTCATCAATAAAGTGGATCAGTTGATTGAAAATCAACAAGCAATCAAAATAGATGTTGAAATCATGAAAGCCAAATACGATGCCAAGCCAACAAGGTCAAGGAGCAAGTAATGACAACAATTCGCCTCATCAATGATGAAGGAATGGCACAAAAGGATTTCGACACTCTTACCAAGGCGCTTCAATACTTCGTGCCTCTGGTAACAAAAGCGTGGAACATCAAGGATGTCAGCCTTATCGGCGGGGGAACTCCCGTTGCTGGCGATTGGCTTGTTTATGCTACCGAGAAGAATCGCGCTGTCGGGGCTGCCGGGTATCACAAAACTCAGGCTGGCGTTCCCATCGCGTATTGCTCTCTCAAGGCTTCTGGAACAATCTTTGGCAAATATTCCAAGCCAGTTTTCTCAGCTCGATTGAAGAAGATTCTTTTCCCAGCCAAATACGCTGGCGGTCTTGTGACAACTCTTGCCCACGAAATTGCCGAGATGTTATGCGATCCACAAATTGCAACGCTTTCGCCAGTGGACAAGTTGAATCGCAATTGGCTTGTCGAAGTGTGCGACCATTGTTTTGGATTCTTTACCATTTACACAGTCGATGGCGTGGATTGTATTTTGCCAGATGTGACAACTCCAGCCTTCTATGATGTCAATGGCAAAGCACCATTTTCAATTCTTGGAGGGGCAACTGCTCCGTTCACTCTTACTCCAAAAGGTTATGCCTACTTCAAAGATGCAACAGGGAAATTGGTGAAGATATGACTTATCCGTTCTACCAAGCAAAGAATTTCACCAAAGGCAGGTCAAACCACAACCCTCGCCTTATCATCATTCACACGATGGAAACTCCCGAATCAGTAGGTCGCGCCAAGCAAGTGGCAACATGGTTCAATGGCAAAACAGCGCCACAAGCATCCGCGCATTACATGGTCGATGACAAGCAAATTGTTCAATCCGTACTGGAAGCCGACACCGCTTGGGCTTGTGATGATTGGGAATTGAATCAAGTGTCCATTTCAATTGAACATGCTGGTTCAGCTTCTCAAACACCGGCGCAATGGGCAGATGCTTATTCAACCGCCGAACTTTCTTTGAGTGCAAAACTTTCAGCAGATATTGCAAAACGCTGGCGCATTCCACTCGTGAAATTGACTCCAGATGATATTCTTGCGGGCAAAGCAGGATTCGCTGGTCATATTGACATTACAAAGGCGAAGAAAATTGCTGGTGGTCACACTGATCCCGGCGTGAACTTTCCTTGGGATTCTTACCTCAAACTCGTTGGAGGAAATAAATGAAAAATGCACTGCAAATCATCGTTCGCACAGTCGGACTTTTCTTGATGACATTCATTCCCGGCATGGGCATTGGCGCAGTTATTTCCAAAGATTGGCTCAAAGGCGGAGAAATAGCCTTTGGCGCTGGCTTGGCAACTGTTGTTGTCTATCTCGGCGTTGCTCTTACTTGGTATGGCAAATGGACTCCTAATGACATCCAAGAGGCTTTCCGCACTGCCGCAGCCAAGGCTGGCGATGGAAACAATGACATTCAGACAACTATCAAGGAAGTTTCGACAACAGAAACTCCAGCAGGATAACTTGAACATTCAAGGATTGACTCTCAATCCTGAAACAAAGCAAGCAGCTTCTTTTCTCGCCGAGAAGACTTTCGAGCGCTATCGCAACAATCCGGGTCATTACCGGAACACAGCGAACAGCCATCTCGTTGGTCATCTCGGCGAGTTTGCTGCATTCATTTGGCTTCGAGATAACGGATTCGAGCCAGAGGCAACCTTCTCTGATCCAAACAAAGACAAGGAATGCGACATCTCAACCAACATTGGGCGCATCGAGGTCAAAACTTGGTCGGAAAGATATTGGGACAAATGGGGGCGTTGCGTGTCAGTTTCCCAGTATGCTTCCATCAAGCGGAAAGCAGATTTCATCTTCTGGCTCTCAGTTGATGAAGTAGAATCCGCGACACCAAAAGTTTCATTCAGGGGTTGGTGTGAGGTTGGCATCTTCGAGGGGATGTCTCCCATCATGACTGGTGATGCCGGGCGTTCTGTTCGGAATTATCAGCTCGACCATTCCCAACTGAAACCAGTTGAAGAAATGGAAAAATTACATGAAGCGCGAGGAAATACTTCAAACAGCGATTGACCTCACAATGGGAAATCGCAATGAACAAAATGGTGATCCATATGAAAACCATTTGAGAATTTCAAAGATTTGGTCGGTCATTCTCGGCATCGAGGTTGAGCCTTACCAAGTTGCACTCTGCATGGCTGGCTTGAAAGTTGCTCGCCTTGCATTCAATCCACTCGAAGATTCATTCATCGATGGTGCTGCTTATCTTGCAATTGCCGGGGAAATTGTCAACAAGGGGGAAAGCAATGCGGAATCTCGTTGTTCTTGTTCCAAGTAGGAACAGACCAGAGAATATTGCCGAACTCATCAAGTCATTGGATGAGACGGAAACTGAATCAGATTTGATTGTCATCATTGATGACGATGAGCCACAACAAGATGCTTATCTTCAGCTCGGTTGCGATGTTTTGATGGTCGAGAAGAATGGCAAAGGAATGGCAAAGCCATTGAACTTTGCTGCTCGCCATTTTGCCAACAAATATCGCCATTTTGCATTCCTTGGCGATGACCACAGACCGCGCACCAAGAATTGGGATGTGCATTTCATCAATGCTTTGGATGAATTAGGAACCGGCTTGGTTTATGGCAATGATCTCTTGCAAGGCAAGAATCTCGCCACTGCTATTGCCATGACTGGTGACATTGTCAGAGCGCTTGGCGGAATGGTTCCGCCCGACATGATTCATTTGTATCTCGACAATTTCTGGATGCAATTAGGACAAGATTTGAACGCAATGACTTATCTTGATGATGTCATTCTTGAACATATGCACCCAATTGCCGGCAAAGCTCAATGGGATGAAGGGTATCGAGAAGTCAACGCCGAAGAAGTCTATTCAGCTGACAAGAAGGCGCTCGATGACTATTTGGCGAGCGATGCTTACCCACAACTTTTGAATGCGTTGAGATTATGAAAATCCTTATCACCGGCGATGCCGGATTTGTAGGCAGACATTTTCGCAAGAAGTTTGAAGCGCAAGGTCATCAAGTTGTTGGCGTGGATATTGTCAACGGCAAAGATGCCAGAGATTTCTTCAGGTTTGACAACACTTACTTCGACAAGGTGATTCATCTTGCCGCAGTAGTGGGCGGGCGCAAGATGATTGAGGGGTCACCACTTGCGCTCGCTGTCGATCTCTCGATTGATGCAGAAATGTTTGGATGGGCGCTTCGAACCGAACCCGGTTGCATCACTTACTTCTCATCATCAGCTGCTTATCCCATTGATTTACAGACAAAGGGTTCAACACATTCCTTGCATGAATCTGACATCGACCTTCAAGCAATTGGAACTCCTGACCTTTCCTATGGCTGGGCAAAATTGACAGGCGAAATGCTGGCGCAACACGCCAGAGCCAAAGGGCTAACTGTCCATGTCTATCGCCCGTTTTCTGGCTATGGCTCCGACCAAGCCTTGGACTATCCATTCCCATCATTCATTCAGCGTGGACTTCACAAAGATGATCCATTTGAAATTTGGGGTGACGGGAACCAAGTCCGAGATTTCATCCACATCGATGACATTGTCGAAGGGGCGGAGGCGGGTTGCAAAGCCGATATCGAAGTTGCCAACCTTTGCTCAGGAATTCCGACCTCATTCAACGATTTGGCGGTGCTAGTTGCCCAAATTGCCGGATACTCGCCATCGGTTCGACATTTGCCCTCAGAGCCAGTGGGAGTGCAGTATCGTGTCGGTGACACTAACTACATGAAAACCTTCTATACGCCCCAAATAAGCCTGATTCAAGGCATAGAAAGAGCCTTTGCTGGCTTGTAGTCGCACCTCGCCGCGACTCGCCAGTTGAGAGAAAAGACCCCTGCCGCTTGTCGGTGGGGGTCTTTTCGTATGCTCAAAATGTGAGGAACGACACGCCAAAAATAGTTGTTGCAGATGGGGTCAAATTTGACTTGTCGGTGTTAGGCTTCTACCAAGAGAAGGAACAAGAATCCTTCACCAAGGCGAGGAGCAGGACATGGCAAAATCAAACTTCATTCGAATCAATGGTTGGTCGTACAAAACTCGCGACAATCAATTCATGATTTCTCACACTGGGGCAGATCGTTGTTGGTTCAGTGCAAAAATAGATGCAGAACAATCAACTCGTTTTGGTTGGGAAATTGCAGATGAATTTTCAAAGGTTTATCACACATCACTTCGCGAGGCGATGAATTGGGTTGAAGCAATTGAAATTTATAGTTGCACAGATTGCGATTGGAAATTTAGCGGATCACTTCTTGAAGCAATGGGCAAAAATATAAAGCACTACATTGCCAATCACAATGAGCAAAAGGTCGGTGCATAATGGCAAACCTTGAAATTATAGTCGAAGACCTTTCATTCTTATATACCGCAAAGATGGCATGGGATTTTGGTTGGTCGAATCAATCAGATCGTTTTGAAGCTGTCAAAGGCGAAGACATCAACTGGTCACTTGGCATTGCTTACTGGTTGCCTGATTAGAATTCAGTCATGGTCTTCCGCACTTATCTTTCATCCATCAATGCAGAGTTTCAAATTCTGCTCGACAATGCAGAAGGAATTGACCCTTATGTCATCCTTTGCAATTTGGAGTTCTGATGTCACTTATCCTTCCACTGGTTATTGCAACAATTGCATTTGTCGGACTTGTCATTTGGTTGGATTTCACACTCAACAAGAATGACGATGCAACAACAATCGGACAATTTGAGAAATTTCAACAATCATTTGACAGCAGGGGGAAAAAGTAACATGGCAATTTTCTTGATCATCGGACTTTCCATCACACTCGTTGGCGCAATTCATTCAGGAGGAAATAAATGTTGATTCAAGTTTTCTTGCTTTCCATTGTTCTTGGATTCCTCATTGGATTCCTTGTTGGTGGATTTATGGAATGGGACAAGCACTATCCAGTGAACAAAGAACTTCGCCGAGATTTACAACTTGCTTATCGTGAAGCTGAAGAACTTCGTGAACACATCCACAACAATTCCTTGCCAATCCGTCAGGCGCGTGGATAGTGTCAAAAGCCAAGCAAAAGGGAACTGCTGCCGAAACAGCGCTCGTTCGATTCTTGCAGGGGCAGGGTTTCCCCGGCGCGGAAAGAAGGGCGCTCGGAGGCGGCGGGGCTGGCGAAGACCTCGGTGACATCACTGGGATTCCAGCTCTTTGCATGGAAGTAAAGAATCATGCAACCTACAAAATCCCGGCTTGGCTTCGAGAGACTGAAATTGAAACCGAGAATGCAAAAGCCGATTTTGGAATTCTCGTAGTCAAACCCAATGGGATTGGGATGACTCCGGACAAAGTCGGACAATGGTGGGCAATTATGCCAATGCAAGAAATGATGAATTTGCTTCGAGATGCTGGCTATGGTGATCCACGATGACTTTGCTGGCATTGCTCAACACTCCATCATTTCCAGAAGCGCAATGCGCCAAGGAACCAGACTTGGATTTCTTCTTTCCCAACTCTCAGGTAGAATTAGACCAGCGCCTTCCGCGCCTTCAAGAACTTTGCGGCAGTTGTATTCACAAAACTGCTTGCCTTTCATTCGCAATTGACAATCATGAGATAGATGGCTTCTGGGGAGGAATGACTCCAGATCAAAGGGTTTATTTCGAAAAAAAGAAGGAGGTTGGAACCAGAAGGTTCAGGGAAATCGAGGAATTTCTATCACAGGGCTACACCAAGCCGGAGGTCGCAAGGATTTTGAACATCCAAGTGGACTCCATCGAAAGAACGCTTGACAGAGCCAAAAGGAAAGGACTTATTCAATGAGTCGTTCAGTTTCACTTGTCTTGATGAGCGCTGCAACCGCAGCTCTTCTCTTGGTCATCAGCATCACCAATGGATTGATTGGACACAATGTTCAGTCAATCAAAATCATCACAGTGCAAGTTCCGATGGTTGGAACAAATCAGCAAAAGGTTGAGGCTTTCGTCAATGAACTTATGACAAAGCGCCAAGCCAATTGCCTCTTGTGGATTTTCACCAAGGAAAGCCACATCAATCCCAACGCCAAGAATCCTAGTTCTTCGGCAAAGGGGATTGGGCAATTGTTGGATTCAACTTACAAAACAATTGGACTCAAGCACAGTGCTGATCCGATTGCTCAGGTAGTCGCATCGATTGCCTACATCAGCCGCCATTATGGAAGCGATGGCGCTTGCGCCGCCAAAGCCTTCTGGCTTCGTCACTCGTACTACTAGAAAAGGAAACAGGGGAATGTCAACAGGAATCAATCTGCACATGGTTGACCTCGACCCGGTGGCGAGTGCAATGCTCGCCGCCTACATCGAGGCAAAAACCAAAGCAAAAGAATGGAATGAGAAGGCAGACATCTACGCCGAGCAAGTCAAAGCGGCGATGGGCGATGCTGAAATTGGATTGGTCAATGGTCGGGAATCGGTTCGCTGGACAACAGTGGAAACTCACCGCATTGATACCAAGAAAATTCGCGAATTACTTCCACCAGAAATGGTCGAGAAGCTGGAGACAGTTACCATTTCCAAGCGATTCTCGATTGTGGATGAGATTTGATGTTTACACCACTGGGGGATGATTCCAGCAATCTCGCTGATCGCATCAAGGCAGTTGTCAACAATCGCTCTGCCAATGCTCCACGCTCTCAGCAAAAGCGCATTGGACTCAGTGAAGTTGGCGAAGTATGCGTGAGGAAAACTGCTTACAAGCTGCTCGATTGGGAGAAGACCAATCCATCGACTGACCCTTGGGCAAGCATTTCAGGAACCGCAATCCATGCGTGGCTTGCTGAAGCATTTGATGATGTTTATGACGGCGAAGAAAACAAGGTTTATCTAGTCGAGCATGCAGTCAAGGTCAATGACACTTTGGGCGGGACTGCCGACCTTTTTGACATTACCAACAAAATGGTCATTGACCACAAATGCGTTGGCGCAACAGCAATGAAGAGCCGCAAGCAAAGTGGAATGACACACCAGCAAAGGGTTCAAATAAATTTGTATGCGCTTGGCTTTGAGAATGAATTCGGTGTCGGCTCAGTTGAGAAGGTTGCGCTCGCCTTCTATCCTCTCGGTGGCAGACTAGATGGGCTTTACACCATCGTTGAACCTTTCAACCGTCAACTGGCGCTCGATGCCATCGCTCGTTTGGAAGATACCCAAGTCCTACTTTGGCAGCTTGACCCGGAGGAGAACCCACGCAACTGGGATTTGATACCGACTACGCCAAGCCAATCATGTTCCTATTGCTCATGGTTCCTGCCATTTTCCAAAGACGGCTCCAAAGGATGCCCCGGTGAAGTAGGTGTCGCATGATGATTCTTTTCCTTCTTGCTTGTTTGCTTTCCATAACAACCATCATTGGATGGTCATTGGTTGCCTATCTCTACATTGATGCCAAAAGGAGTCACTATGAGTCCTCGCTATGAATACAAATGCCCACGCTGTCAAATCAGCGTTGAGCAGACACGAGCTTTTGACGAAGATGCCCCGGCTCCCATGTGCGGAGACTGTTGCATTGGTATGGAGAAGGTGTACGGTTCAACCCCAGTTCATTTCAAGGGTCGGGGATTTTATTCAACGGACAAGGGGCAACGATGAAATTTGTTGGCAAGGCTTATTCCATCAATCCAGACACAATCGAATCAGAAATTCGTGCAAATGTTATTGAAGAATTGAAAGCAATGCGATTGCCAATCAATCCGTTGATCTACAACCAAGCAATCGGCGCTGCAATCAGAGTCATCGAAAAGGGAATCAAATGACATTTACATGGGAAACAGAATGTTTTCATTGTAAGCAAACAAAGAAGATTCAAAACATTATCGGTCAAGAAGCCTATTGCTCTGACTGTTATGCAAAGATTGTCAAAATCAAATGACACACGATGAATTGCTGGCAAAGATAAAACCAACTCTTACTTACTCCCCTAATGCAAAATTTGGCGCAATACCGATACTCAACGCCCTTCGCGCAGTAGTGGAGTTGCATAAGTCAGAAATCCCTTATGGACTACACGATGCAGTCGAGGCTTGTCCTATTGACGGAGATGTTTATCCCTGTTCCACTATCCAAGCGATTGAGAAGGAGTTGGGATGACAACGAAAGAATTTATCGAACAGATGATTTCCTCAGCCGAAAGCGACATCGCTTGGCTCAAAACAGAATTGGCTTCATTCGAAGTCGATGCACAACCCCAAACACCAACAAAAGGAGAATGAGATGACAAGTCCATTCAGCTCTCCGGCAACCGCCGGGGAAGCAGTAAAGCCAGCAGATTTGCAAGGTCATCTGCTGATCATCAAGCCAGTGGAATACAAGACTGGCATTCAAACAAGTCTCGGCGAGGCTGAAGCAATTGAGGTTGACTTGGTTGACCTTGATACCAATTCCGAACACACATCAGTGTTGTTCTTCAATGTCGCTCTTCGTTCATCACTCAAGCCACAAATCGGCAAGTCGGTTTTGGCGCGTATTGGGCAAGGCGTGGCAAAGCCGGGCAAGTCGGCTCCTTGGATTCTCATCGATGCAACTGCCGATGCTGATGCAGTGGCAAAAGCAACTGCCTATCTCGCTGGGTCAATCTCAGCACCAGCGCCAAAGCCAGCCGGCAATCAAGTTGTCAACGGCGTTGAAGTGACACCGGAAGTTGCAGAGTTGATGAAGAAGCTAGGCGCAGCGCCGTTCTAGTGTAAAACTTTCCTGATAGGGGACAGGGGATCAGGAAACCCGTTGGCATGGTGCTTGTGGGGAAGCAACTCGGTTCGATTCCGAGCAACGGACAAGTTCAACAGTTAGGGGATGGAATGACACCGCCACGAATAAAGCGCACCACGCGTTTTCACCAGCATTGTGATTTCATCATGGACACTGGTGAGGGCGAACTTGAACCATGTGAAGCAGAAGCCGAACATGGAATTTATTTCGGAGATAACAAGAGAGTGAAAATGGTGAGTCTCTGCCTTTTCCACACCATCTACCAAGAGAGCCTCTGGCGAGGGGGAGTGGAATGAGCGATGACATTGAGAAAATGATTGAAGCAGAAATTCGAGAGCAAATTGCTCAAGACATTGAGAAGGCTGGAATTGAGATGAAGGCTGAAGCTCGACACATTGGCTCAGATGCTTTTCTTGTCACAAATCGAATTGTTATGGTTTGCGCTGCAATTGCAAGGGGGTTGGTCAAATGATTGAAATGAATCCAATGCTGAAGGCAGCAATCGAGTTTCATGCTGCTGGATATTCAGTTATTAGAGCAAGCACCAATGGAAGCAAATCTCCGGTTGGATCATGGAAAACTTATTGCACCCGGCAACCATCACTGGAAGAAGTGATTGTCTGGTTCAAAGATGGTCATGAAGGAATTGGCATTGTCACTGGTTTCAACAATGTTGAATGCCTTGAAGTTGAAGGCAGGGCAGTTGCCAGCAAATTGCACATTACCGCCAAGGAAATTGCCGAGGCATCAGGCTTGGGTGAATTGTGGGAGAAAATAAATTCCGGCTATGTCGAGCAATCGCCATCTGGTGGAATTCACTGGCTCTATCGAGTCACAGGAATGGATGAAATTCCCGGCAACACCAAGATTGCATCGCGACCCGGCGAGAATGGCAACGCCGAAGTTCTTGTGGAAACACGAGGAACTGGCGGCTTCATTATCACCGCGCCTTCGCATGGATCAGTGCATCCATCGGGTCGAGCGTGGGAAATCATCTCCGGCTCGCCAGCGACAATTCCAACAATCACTGCCGAAGAACGAGAAGCTCTGCATGACATTTTCTACGCACTTGATGAAATGCCAGAGAAGGAAACAATCGCTCATTCATTACAAACAAAATCAGAGAACCTCGACAAGCCGGGAGATGACTACAATGCAAAAGCCGATTGGCGCGACATCCTTGTTGGATGGAGTTTGGTCTTTACTGCCGGGGGAGTTACCTATTGGCGCAGACCGGGCAAGTCTGAAGGTATCAGTGCAACGACAGGGCGAAACGATGGTGACAACCTTTATGTTTTCACAACATCAACAACTTTCGAGCAAGAAAAGCCATATTCCAAATTCGCTGCTTACACGCACCTCCATCATCAAGGTGACTACTCGGCAGCTGCAAGGCAATTGAGGTCAGAAGGTTTTGGTTCTTCTTCCTTACCTAGCACCCTGAATCCACTTAGCGCCATTGCAACGCCACTTGAGCCACTGATGAAGATTGCGCCAATCATCGCTGACAGCGAAGAGGAATCAAGTTGGAAGCCGGTAGATTTGACCCCATTCTTTGACGGCTCTTATGTCAAACCCAAGGCAACGCTGTTCCTTCGAAGCGATGACCAAGGGCTGTTGTATCCGGGGCGCGTTCACAGCTTCTATGGCGAATCCGAATCCGGAAAGTCGTGGCTGGCACAAATAGTCGTTGCCCAGCAACTCAAGATGTTTCGCAAAGTCATCTACATCGATTTTGAGTCAGAGGCATCAGACTTAGTGAACCGCCTTCAACTGCTCCAAGTGACCCAAGCGGAAATCTTGCAGAATTTCACCTACATCAAACCTGATTCAGCCAGAGACCATTCTGATCCTTATTGGCTAGGAATCCTCAAGCCCGGTTCAGCTGAATTGGTCATCATCGATGGCGTGACTGAAGCCTTGACAATGTGGGGCGGGGAGACAAAAGACAATGATGCAATAACCCGTTGGATGAGACTCTTTCCAAGGGCAATCGCTGAGCAATCGGGCGCTTGCGTTGTTCAAATTGACCATGTGACCAAAGACAAGGAAACACGAGGCAGATTTGCCATTGGAGGGCAAGCCAAACTTGCAACCATAGACGGCGCTGCCTTCCTCATAGAGCCACTTGAAGTCCTAGCACCGGGAAGAACAGGCACATTGACTGTCAGAGTCACCAAAGACCGCCTAGGGGCGATTCGTAAGATTGCCGGAATGTATCGCAAGAGCGATAGAACCCAAGAGGCAGCAATTGTCACAGTTGACTCGACTCGCTCAAGTCATATTGAATTCATCATTTCACCTCCAATGATGGAAGAAGAGGCTTTGGCGCTGAAATCAGAGAAGCTAGATTCTGGAATTGTCACTTTCATCCATGCCAATGCCGGAGCCACGAAATCCAGAGTCATCAGGGGAGTCGAAGGCGATGACAAGACCCTTTTGGCAAGGGTTGATGAACTGATCATGGAAGGCATTTTGGAGAATCATGGAACCTCCAAAGGCTATTCGCTCCATGTCAGCAGTGCCGGAAAGACCAAGTTCAACCTTGTCGAAGCGATGGTTTTGCATCTTGGGAGTTCCAAGTGAAGGCGTTGTGGCGTTGTGAATCGTTGTTGCACAACGCCACAACGCCTCGCCCATCACGCTCAGTTTGGCGTTGTGGCGTTGTGGGGTACTTTAGTACCACAACGCACAACGCAACGGATGCCGACTAGGACAATGAAATGACCTCATTCATTTCCTCGCCATTGACTTTGACCCAATGCCGCCGATGCAAGGGTTGGATTTATGAATGCCATGTCAATGGCTGGAAGACAAGAGTTGAGCCGACTCCACTCAACTTTGCCGAGGAGTTGGCGATGAGGATTGAAGGTCGAACCATCTTCCAGACCCTTGGCACAGCCGAGCCAATTCTCGTCAAGAGAACGGCGTGGCATATTGCCCAAGTCGGGGAAAACAAAGTTCTTGCCAGTCACGATTGCCAGACACCCGCCATTTTCGAGCCAATCCCACTTTTCGACAAACCGACAATCAAGGAAATGAGATTTTGATGGAAATGACCATTTGCACCCTTTGCAATTATGAAACCAACATTGCCGGAATCTGCCAACGATGCCAATCTCGGCTTCACCGCAATCTCGATGATCTCATTGAATTCTGGGTCGGCGCTCACGATGAACTTCTTCCCGGCAAGTCAGGAAACGGCGGGCGAAGCAGCGAGCGAACCATTGGCTTGAATGTTGCAGCTCTTTCCTTCATCGCCGGTCACGACATTCTGGGATTCTTGCATGAGTGGGAGAAACTCATCCGCGATGAACGCCATTTGACTCCGCCAGCGCTAGTGGCAAAGCCGGATTCTCTGGAAAGTGAAATTCGCGATGCAGTCGGCTTTGCTCAAGTGCATTTGGCGTGGTCAGGGCAGCAGGAATGGATTGCAGACTTTGCCAAGGAATTGCGAGAGATTCATTCCCAAGGAATGAATGCGGCAAGGGCGTTTGTCGAGAAGACCAGCAAAGTCCCCTGCCCAGCTGAAATGGAAGATGGCAGTTGTGGGGTTATGTTGAAAATCAACGCCGATGATCCACTCGACATCTTCCAATGCCGAAAGTGCAAAACGCAGTGGACAACCCTTCGCCTCATGGCAGTGGCGATGAGTGGGAAGAAAGCGATTTGGCTCGATGCCGAAGCCTTGGCGAAATGGATGGGTCTCAGCGAGAGGCACATCAGGCGATTGGCTCAGAAATATAAACTGCCAAAGCGAGGCGAATTGTATGAAGCCCACGCCATGATTGAAGCCCATGCACAACACGCTTGATTTGACAAATCGTGTCCACACACTTTGCTACACTAGCGTGTCGGCGTTTCGTATCTCCCGACACCAATTGACATTCCAACCAGTATCCTTGCAATATGCAAATCCAAAATGAAACGAATGAGGAAATCAATGAGGCGCTTTCGTACCTCGCTGATGGAATTCGTCACGCTGGTGATTTTCGCAAGCGACATCTTATGGATTTGGCTGATGGTTTGCTTGATGCAAAGCTGGAGATGAATCAATGACAACAGTGATTGCAATTCAACATGATGACGGCGTTGACATGATTGCAGATTCACAAATCAATGCAAATGGTCAACCCTACTTCCATGCAGATATGGTCAAGATTGTTGAGCGAGGAAAGTATCTCATCGGTGTTGCAGGAAGAATTGTTGCATTGCAAGCAATTCAAAATTCATGGAACCCGCCAGCGATGGGTTCATTCAAAGGTACGCTATACAACTTCATCATCACCAAAGTGATTCCATCACTCAAGTCATTCATTGATGATTCAAAACTATTCACAGACAAAGACAAAGAAGATGAAGATGCTGATTTGTTCAGCATCTTGATTGCAATCAACGGCAATGTCTTTGAGATAGATCAAGACTATTCAGTGGCAAGGCGTGAGTCCGGTGTCTATGCAATCGGCAGTGGTAGTGATTACGCATTGGGAGCATTGACTGTTGGTGCATCAGCAATTGAAGCAATGGAAGTTGCTGCATTGTTAGATGTCAACACACATGCACCATTCATCACATTGCAACAACACAAATGATGCCGCCCCTATTGGCTGGCTCAATAGCATTCATTCAGCAACATTCATTGAATAAGAAATAATCCCCGCCCATGTCTCCCAAATTATCGTGCCTTGATTGTGGCGTTGTAACAACAACATCGCGATGTGATAACTGTTTGGCTTTGAAGCAAGCAAGAGAACCACAACGCCCGTCATCCACAGCCAGAGGCTATGACTCAGAGTGGCAACGAATAAGAATTCAAGTCCTCCGCCGAGATGGTTGGGTGTGTGTGAGATGCAACAAGATACTTGTTGGCTCCGATGCCACCGTTGACCACATCATTTCACTCCGCCGAGGAGGGCAGCGCCTTGAAAAATCAAATTTGGTTTCGATGTGCAGAAGTTGCAACTCATCCAAGAAGGATCGTTGATGTGCATTTGAAATGATTTGAAACAATTTCTGTTTTTTCTGGTTG